GTGTGTTCTTGAACGACGGGTTCAGAACGAGATTGGTTGCAATGTTGGGGCCAGGGTTTTTGAACAGTGCAATGAGGTCTGCCATGCTGATCATGCTTGCGGATATGGTATCTGTACCGTAAAGCATGTCTTCCAGGTATTTAAGAAGACCACGTGGCGTCGTGCGCGAGTCGACTACAAAATGCGCAGTCGGTTTGAACCCAAACGCGGCACTCGGCGGTGTTGTTGTGATCTCCCAGCTGAGTTCCAAAGCATCCATAGAATCCGACATAGTGTTGTACGCACGACTTGCCGCTGACGCTAGCGCGTTGTACACCAGATGGATCTTGTAGCCCCTGGTAAGTCCGACAAGGTCGTTACCAACCATTGTGCGATATGACAGACCAAACAATTTGCGTGGTTGCTGAGTGATGAAGAGTCCGGCAGCAATTTGGACGCTACCGTCGCAAACACCAAACTCGGCGGGTGCCGAAAACGCGTCTAGTGATGCGTTGAACTCTTCAGCAGCAGAAACGTTTGCGTACTTGATACCGTCAGCATAGAACGGAGTGGGTTCGCCTCCGGAGGGAGCTTCGTTGATGGCTTTTAGACCGTTCCAAGCTACGCCGGCAATGCCTGGGACATAAAGAACACCACGGTCGACTCCTGCTTCGTAAAACCGTTCGCCGTTCGAGCCCCATATGAGCTTTGGCATTACCCCTCCTATCCTGTTGTGTTGAGTTCTGCCTTACGTTTCTTGTTAAGTGCGTCTCGAGACATAGCTTGCTCCCGAGTACCCATCTTAGACTTAGACGCTGGCTTGTTCTTTTCGTTGCACACTTTGATCAGTGTGAGAAGTCTGTTGAGGTGCCAATACTGCGTCTCCATCGGAATGGTGTGGGATATCATCCAGTAGTAGATGACCTCATTCGTGATGATGTCGGAGTTACCGGTCCTTACAGCTAGGTCGTCTTTAAACCAAGATGCGGTCTGCTTTGAGTCGATGTACGCAGCGACCTCCCTGACATTGTCGTCAGAAAGCCTCTTGTAAATGTCCTCAGAGTAGACCGGAGCAAGATTCATACAGGCAACGTAGCTGCGAGTTTCTTCTGTAGTTCGGCTGATCCCGTCAAGGAACGGCTTAGTCCAGATTGCCTCCCATTTTGATAGGGAGACTAGGGAGTGCTCCAACAGCAGAGTCGCGCCCTGTGACTTGAAGAACATGCTGCTCTCGTCGTCGTAAAGATCCACGTCAGGTATGACTATTGTGAGCACTCCCTAATTCCTTTCTTGTGTTACGCTGCGAACATGGTGACGAGTTCGGCCGGAAGCGGCATACGCGGCTTGATGCCACCCACCTCAGGTGAACCCGTACCCTGCGTACCGTACAGGGCGGTCTCGAGCTCAGTGATGTCCGCGGGAAGTGCCGCGAGCGTGCTGATTGCGATGTGTGCGGTCGGACGGAAGAGCTTCCCACCGTACGAGCCGACGTCGACCGCAGTTGTCGTGAGCGACCAGCTGAACGTCGCGGCCTCAGGCGAGTCGTTGACCGTGGCACGAGCCTTCTCAGACGGAGCCGCGAGGCAGCCGTACACGAGATGGATCTTGTAGCCGGCGTTGTCTCCGAGAAGGTCGTTACCGATGCGAGTCCGGTAGCTGAACCCAAAGGACTCACGTGCCTGCTGGCCGATCTCGAGACCGAGTCCGAGCTGAGCCGTACCATCCGCAACACCAAAGGCGTCGGGGTAGGTGAACGCCTCGATGGTCGCTGCGAACTCCTCCACCGCGATCAGGTTGAGGTACTTGATGTTGTCGGCGTACATCGGTGACGCTTCGGCACCCGTGGGCGACTCGGTGACAGCGGTGAGGCCGTTCCAGGCGTATCCGTCGTTGTAGATGCCGGTTGTGGTGTTCCGAAGATAGAAGACTCCTCGGTCCACACCAGTTTCGTACCGACGCTCGCCGGGCTTGTCCCATGCAATTTTTGGCATGCTTAGTTACTCCTTTAGAAGTATAGGTTGTAGACAGAATGATTCAGGCCGTCAACCACAAAAGCTCCAGAGAAGGAACTTAGCGGTAGCGCTGCAACTTTAGCCGGGATAAGTGAATCTGGATCTCGGTCAATGATGGTTACCTGGTACCTAAGCGTACGGCTATAGGGTTTGTTGTCGGCATGTATGGTTTCCTCGTTATCAATAGAGTACATGATGCACGGATAGACCATTCGGTCCTGTGAGGGGGCCTGAAAATATACCTTCTCAGGCCCCAACGACGCCAGTAGGACTTGCAGCTGTAGGCGTTGGGCCATTGTAAACACCTCCCGGAGTCAAGATAAGACGAGGCGGCGAGAACTCAATATCTGTTACGAGAAATCGCCGATTCTTCCACATGACATACCGAATGTTTTCGAAATTCTCATTGGCGTACGGGTCAGCTATTACACTGAACCTGTTACCAATTGAAAGATCGTTGTTTACCTTGTCACCCTCGCGGAGGGCCCGAGTGTTACGAATAACCTCACCAAAAAGCTTTCGCTCCTCAATGACGTCGTCGTAAACACCCGAGCCCTCCGGACGTTCTGCCGACACCCCATAACCGATGGCGTCGTAGAACTTCATGCAGTTGTTACCTTAAACCTAAACCGTGTAGACGTAGGTCCAGCTGCGGGTGGAGCCCGTGGCCAGGTAGTAACCAACGGCGGCTTCGGCCTCGACCGTGGTGTCGGCAGTGATGACGATGTTTCCGGTCACGACGACCCCGTTGATGGTGTAGACGACTCCGGTGATGACCGGGATCGTGATGGTGTCAGTCGTTCCGTTGAACGACGGAGCCTGCGCAACAGCCAGGATGCCGACCTCACGAGAGATGACGATGGCCGACTTGGGCTTCGTCAGGGCGCCCGACATGCGGGTCTCCATCAGGTACTTGTTCTGGTTGAAGTCGATGTCGAAGTCCTCGAAGAACGTGACCTCGCCACCCTTGTTGGTACCGATGGTGTAGTCGACCAAGTTGACGATGATCCCAAGAAGAGCAGGGATGTCGTTCATGATCTCGACAGCGACGATCTCCTTGACGCGCATGGCCGACGCAAGCGCAGCCTCGGTGTCGTAGAGACGGCGACCCATCCGGTCTTCCTCGAGGAGGAGGTCGGTGAGAAGCGCATCGGTCGTGTACAGGGTCGGAGTTCCCGAACCACGGTACTGGGTACGCGTACGCGTCACCTCACGGACGATGTTGCCGGTGCTGATGTTTGCCGCGAGCTCCACCTTGATGGCGTACATCTCGTCGTCACGGAAGATGGAGCGGATGCCCACGCCATCGATGGCCCCGGCGGGGTCCTTGACCTTGTCGGGGCTGATGACCGAACGGCCGTCTCCGACGAGGATTGCACGAGCGATTTCCTCGTCGAGCATGAAGCGGATTTCCCACTTGAGCCAGACAACGACGTTGAAGTCGGTGATGTCGAGGATGTCGTCACGGTCGAGCTTCTGCTTCTTGTAGATGGTGGCCGGACCGGTGGTCCGCTTCAGCATCTCGAGAACCTCTTCGGTCTTGCGCGCGCCCTTCACGTAACCCTTGGCACGGGCCTCGGGTGCGGTGATGTCAGCCGTCAGCGACTTGATGCGCGCGTAGGGCTGGTGCTTGGTCGCTCCGAGGACCTTCGGAACCCACTCGGCCTGGCGGCTGATGAGCTCCGGAGCGTCTCCGACGAGTCGTGCGTCGGGGAACATGACCTCGATGTTGGTGATGCCGTATTCGCCGGCGTGCTCGAGGTAGGAATCGCGAAGGGAGCCGAACTTGATGCCGTCCTTCATGAGGGTGGTGAGCTGGGAGTGGCTGAGCGTCTCGCCGCCGGCGGCGTCGGACTTGCTCGCTGCGTTCTGATCGAACAGGTTCATTGCGTGGGTGAATCCTTCCTGGTAGCCGCCATAGGCAGCGTGCTGAATGACGTCGCCGTCGTTGTCGGTGGCGCTCTGCTCGAGGCTGTCGCCCGAACCGTTGTTGCTGACGGCTTCTCCGACGATGATGTCGACGGCCTGCTTCTGCTCGTCGGTCATGGCCTCGTAGATGTCGCCAATGGTCTTCTCAGCCATGGTTGTGTCTCCCTTTGCGTGGTTTATGCTGGAATCAGCGTGTTGCACGACCGTCTCTTTCGGGTCGTCTTTAGTACTGTTGTCACTGCTGATCGCAGCAGGCGCCAAGTCCAACTTTTCGTCGTCGGCGGTGGTAATAACACCCTCGTCGTCTCCGAAATCTGAACCGTCACCGTGACTGAAACTGACGCGATCAATGAACGCGCCCGGGTTGGCGCCAGCCATGACAAGGCTGACTTCCCGGATTTCCCCATGGATGACATCGGTGCGATGGATGCCCTCCTTGCGAAGCTGGTTTGCGAAAATGCTGAGGGCGTCAATGTCGCCGTGTTCTACGGCAGTCTTGGCGTACTGAGCAAGATCGCTGTCATTGAAGTACCCATGGACGTAAACGCCATCCTTGCGGTCTTCAAGAACCCCGTGTCCGAGGACATTCTCGGGGCTGAGTGCGCCCTGGTGGTGCCACACGAGAGGAATCTTCTTCCCGTCGTTATGGGAAAAGGCACCGCCCTTGATGGTCAATCCATCTGAGCACACGAGATCATTCCTTGTGGCATAGCCACCGAAGTCAGCAGTCTGCTTTACTCCCATTTTGAACGAACTCCCTTCTTGTTAGGTTTGATCAGAGGATTACGTTTGGCCGGTGTCAGAAGTTCCTCCCGATTCGATAGACGGCTGTTCATTGCCGCCGCGTTTGTCAACTGGCATGTTTGAGTTGATCAGTTGATCAGCCTTCGGATCCACATGAGGCTTCCAGCCGACGATCGAGCGGATGTCGTTTGCCGTTGCGATCTCGTTGCGAGTGAACTTGTCCGCGATCTCTGCGATGGATGACACAGGGACAATCTTGAAGGGATCACGGAAGAATTCAAACGACTGACGCTGAGAGCGGGCTGTCTTTGTCAGAAAGCGTCGCTTGAAAGCCTGCGTAATCGCAGTGAGAATTGGCTCGATGGTTCGGTTGTGGTAGTTCAGCATCTCAGCCTCGCTAGCCGACCCATTGAAGATTCCCTCGGTCAAACCAAGCTCTGAGAACAACATCTTAGTCAAGTATTCAATCTGAACTAGAAGGTTGTTCTCGGTGGGCCGATTTAGCTGAGTAATCTTCTCGGTACCGTCGGTATAAGCAATACCGTAGGCCGAACCCTTAAGCTGCATCTCAATGTCAGACCTTCGCTGCTCCGCCTGCCGCTTTCGCGTCTCTGATTTGACGACGTACGGAAGCTGGATGATCAAGTCGAGCTTGCCCGAACTTGAAGCCTCGTCGACGGCGTCAAGAATGCTCAGTTTCCTGATCAATCGTTGAAGAGTTGAGTTTGGCTGGTTCATCACCTCATACAGAGGGTTTTCAATGATAGCGACCATGTCCTTAGGGAGTGTCATCTCCTCAAGAAGTCCAGTACGATCATTGTAGACGCTCACACGAACGTGTCGTGGGAACCAGCGGAGGATCTCTGCGGTTCGCATGGTTGTGATGTCATACGCACCTGTGATCTTCGGATTAAAAGTCGTATCGATCGGAACTACTGCAACAACGCCCTTTGTAAAGAGCATCCATGCAATCGACTGTTTGAACTGCCGCCCAGCCTGGTCAATGTTTGCTTCCAGGTTAAGACAGTTGTTCATTCCGCTGTAGAGAGTCTCTACGTAACGATCGTTGTCGTCAAGGCGTACGTGTCGAATATCAATAGAAGCCACATCGATAGCCATGCGCGTATACAAAGACGAACTGATCGTTTGACCGCCAGTTCCCCAAGATCGATTGCGCTCGGGTCGCATTGAACTGCCCTCTCCGCCATAACCTACAAACTGTCCCTCAGGCTCAGTCAAAGATCGGTCTGTAAAAGCGTTCCATGCGTGATAAATACGTTCTGAAATCTTAGATGCCATGTGTCACCTCCTTTCCTGGTCATAAATTCTGGACGCTTGTCGTTTAGCGGAGAAATGCGCCGATCGCAAAGGCCGCGACAGCTGCCACCGCTACGATTGCTGTTTCTTTTCCGGCCTTGACTTCTTGCGACTTGTCGTAGTCCGCGAAGTTCTTGTCCTTCACCTTCTGAAACGCTTTCTTCGCCTCGCGACTGCCCACAACTTGCTTCTGGGATTTGTAGGTGGCCTTTGCACTCTTGTAATCGCTGCGCGCAGTCCCCGAGTTGAACCTCTCTCGGGCGCCGTCGATCTCGGCGTTGCGAGTCACGTTGTCGGCCTTCCGAGAAGCCTTGTTCAGACCTCGAAGTTCTGAGCGAGTCTTGGTGGGTGCGTCAGAGTCGCTGGTGGCTTTTCGCCGCCCCCACTTCATACCCTTGACTCCGGCCTGTTCCAGATACTCATCCAGGGGCATGCCGTAGGAAGCGCTCATGTGTTCGAGAAATTCAGTTTCAGACAGCATGGTGTTTGTCATATCACAGCCTTTCATCTCGTTACCGAGAAATGTAATTGTTACTTACGATTAATGAACTCGCTAAGATTACTCTCGGCGAGCTTAATAGCTTCTTGGGTAAGGGCCATTGATTCTTTAGCGCTGAACGAACTGTTGGAGAAAACAACAAGCGGTGATTCTCCAATGACACCAGCGTCCATGTCATCTACGATGGCGCCAAATCCCTTTTTACCAAGGTCTTCAAAGAAAGCCTTAGCAACCGAACCGTTCCAGCTGCCCCCAGAAAGACTTTGGTATGTCAGTTTAGCTACTTCCGGGCTAACCTCTTTACCATTGATTCTAGTCATCGTTTCACGCATTGTATCCAGTCGCGTCAAAAGGTCTGGAACCTTAATATCTTCGGTTGCTTTGAAGGTTACGTGATAGAGCTTTGAAGCAGTCCCCTTTTCTTTTCGGAATGCCGAAACGTAGCGGTTGAAATCGTCAACGCTATGAGTTGCGTATGTAGCAGACCCAAATTTGGTTTCCGCAGCTGTTGAAATACGGTTAAACGTGTGTCCAGCTTTCAACGTAAACTCTTGTTGTGAAAAAGAGCTCGGTTTGATATAGCCGCTGCCCGTCCAACTTGTCATTTTGGATTGGCTAACCATGGCGTTGAACTGAACAGAGTCTACCTTCGTCCCGGCCAAAGGACGAACATACTTACCGTATTTGTAACCCCCATACAAGATAGCACCAACAGCCGCGGCGCCAACGACGCCGTATACTATTTGTTTATTACTAGGTCGCCAACCTGTATAAGGGGTTTTAACTTTTGGGGGTTTAGAACTGTCCTCAAATTTGGCTGAGAACTTTTTCTGGTTGTCTGCAAACGCATTTGCTTGCTGCGACTCGCTCAACTTGGGTGGCGGAGTTTTCATGTACTCGTTAATCCGTGCCGAGGTAGACCCACTTGTAGAAGCAGCTAGTTTGGTAGCACCAGGCACCTTTGGCTTTGGAATATCAGAAGCCGAACCGCCAGTCTCCGAAGATTTCTCTTCTGCTTTGCGTTTCCCCCATTTCATTCCCTTCACACCGGCTTGTTCGAGGTACTCACTTTCTGTCATCATTCCGTTATACATAGCCAAGAGACTCCATGATTGAATGTCCGGACGTTTGGACTTGACTTACGTATGATTTGCGAACAATTTCTTGCGACAGTTTGTCAACTGTTCGTTGTGAAACTAATTCAACATTGGTTCTAGCGTTAAATATTACCACTGGAGCTTGAAATTCATTAGCAGAATCTACAGGATCCAAAAGCATGTTGTAACCTTTTTTGCCAAGTTCTTTAGCAAAGGCATTATTAACAGCTAGTACCTTAGGGTTATAGTTACCCATGTCATACGCGTAGCTATACGCTAAATGAGACTTTTCAGAATCTGGATTTTCCACAGCTTTTTTCAGCATGAGTTTAGTCATACCAGCTACGTTTCCTTTTACAATAGCGTAACTTTCAGGATTGTTTTTAAGAAGTTCCAAATACGTCTTTGCTGCCAATTTTGGAGAAGGGCTTTTCAAAGGAACTTTGGGATTAAACGTAAGGATACGACTAGCTTCTTTTACAAACAATCCTTTTTTACGTCCAAACCCGTGCTCGTATTGCGTGTTGTCTATTGACGTAAAGGAAGCGTACATTGCATCCGCTGTTCCAAAGTCTCGACCAACACCACCCATTAATCCAACGTGCCCTCGAACAACACGTTGAATATTAGCATTCGTCTTGATGTCGATGCTACCGTCTGAATTAATGGTCCAACCTGGGCCTGACGAATGTGGCTTATCTTTGCGCACGCCCCACTTCATACCCTTCACACCGGCTTGCTCAAGGTACTCTCCTATGGACATTATGTCGTTCACTCAAAAGCCTCCTTGTTCAGTGTGTAAGCAATATAAGCGTCCATCATGGCTGCTACATTGTCGATCTTGGCGTCTTGTCGCTTCTTGAGAAGCTTGCGGTTTCCGTTGGTGTCTTCCAATGTAATGGCGTTACCCATCGCAAACTGCATAAGCGCTTGGTCAAATATGAGAAGGCGTTGTTCGCTGAACTTCTTGAGCTCACCCAAAGGAACAGACTCCGACTTGACACCCTGAATCACCTTCTCAATGCCGTAGTCCCCATTCTCACGAATGTAGCGTTCGACAAATGATCTAGCGTTGTAGGGGTCGTACCCGAACGCGCGAACGTCGAATTGCGACCTCTGAATGTATGCGTCCAAGTCCTCGTAGACTTCCATCATGTCTAGGACCGTTCCCTCAAGCACGTGCAGGGAACCCTCATGAATAAACTCTTCGTACTTTTGGCGCATTGCCCCCGGAAGTTTCTTCTGGGTTAGAGACGAGATGTAGCTTCGTGTCTTAACACCAAAACCGCCGTTGTTGAGTGGGAACAAAAACGTGAAAGCACAGAAGTCATCACCCTGGGAAAGGTCAGCACCGAGCGCGCATGGAAGTTGCCAGAATTCGACTTTCCTATCGTGCGGAACTGTCTCAGGATATGAGAAGAAGTACGTGAACCCCTCCATCGGAAGGCCAAAGCGCTTGGCCAGGATGTCGTTCCTCGCGGAAGGTACCTGAATGGCGCGTTCGACGTCTCGTTGGTAGGTTTCGTAGCTAACCGTTCGGTCAAGGTTTGGCTGAGCCTTAAGCCACATCATTGGGTCGTTGACTTCGTCCACGTGATCGAGCTTGTAATGCCAGATCGAAGTATGTGGATCGTAGTACTCGCCCCGAAGGATCTTTTTAAGTTCCAATTTGATAGAGTCACCGACGCCGTTACGAACGGTACCTTCGGAGCTCATCAACAAGATTAGCCAGTCGTCAATCTTGCTGGCACCCTGCTCAATCGCACCGACAACGTCTTCTCGAACGTCTCCCGACAACCACTCATCTACCGTGTTGACTTTACTTCGAAGACCCTGCAGTTTATCGACAGCCATAGCTCGAACTTCAAGCACCGAGTTTGTCAGAAAGTTCTCGACACCCTTTTTGGTTGAAACAAGCTTCTGTCGATCCATACGATTACCCGTTGTGTTCTGCAACGACCCTTGGGTCATGAACTTGAACACGGGGCCCCTTGATCGGGTGACCGCAGTGCGAAGAGGACTCATTACTTCCTCGGCCAGCTTCATCGTTGGCGCAGTTGTAATCTGCTGTGTCGTCGACGTGTCCACAGTCAAGAAGTATGCCTGAACAATGGACGCGTACATTGACTTTGCGGCGCCACGAGCAACAATCAAGTACTGCTTGTTGACCAAGCGCATCTTGACCATCTTTTGGACATAGCTACCACCGCGATTGTTCGGGGTAGGTACATACACTGAACGCGATTCGTAATAGAACCACGCCAGCAAGCACTCTGCCCACAACTTAAACGAATCCAACATCTTAAAGTTTGAGCCATCAGTAAGAGTAAGCTCGTTCTCGCAGAAAAGGATGAATCCTTCAATGGCACTACTGTCGTAATAGTAAAGAGGGTTGTCAATGAGGTTGTCAATCCGGTTCATCTCCATGGCGATTTCCAAGTTGACGGGAATTTCCCCGTTCTGGACAGCATTGCGAAAAGCGCCGTAGTACTTCGGTGTAGCGGTATTAGACAAGCTCAAAACCAACCCCCTTTCTATTTGTTCAGGCTACTAAGAACTCGGACAACTGCCGCGGCACCCTTACGTACCATTGGAGACTGTACAACCTTGACGCCGATGGCAACCGCCGCGGTGAGTGTACCTACTGCGGCAACAGCCGATTTGGTTGCGGTAAAACCCTTTTTGACAGTGCCTGGATTGTTCTTTTTGTACTCATTGAGCAGTTGACTTCGCTTGTTCAACTTGGCCAAGTCGTCATTACTGAGATTATCAGCTCCGTTCTTGACGCGACGTGCACCGATCTTTTTGTATCGAGCCGCATCCGCTGAAACGTGAGAAGTTCTGACGGGATCGGATTTACGTCGACCCCACTTCATACCCTTCACACCGGCTTGCTCGAGGAACTCTCCTTCTGTCATCATACTTGCTTTTAGGTCTGTCATTACACCTCCTTATGGCGTTTAGTAGTTATCGTCGTGTCAACCACGGTGGTGCCACTGTGAGAATATCAGAGCATTGAAGCCCTTTCATTCCAAGCGCTATCATGCGGTCTCTTTGTGCTGCCGTGCTGAGGATATGAGCCGTCGGCAGAACTCCATAGCGAAGACATGCATCAATCCCAGCGGTAAGTGTTACATCGCTAGAGTTGTGATCCATACCTATCATGCTCGGTTGCATGCTGGCATAAGTTTCTATGTCTGCCATTGCCGAGTTGAAGATATAGGCCCATGTTTTGTAGCCACGTGCCTTTGACGACGTGTATCCAGCGCCGTTGATACTGACGGACATCTTGATGACAAATATCTGGTTTGCCGGACGATCAACAGTGCCATACGTGTCGAGCAAGTCAAGCATTTGGGTTAGGTTCCCCTGCTTTACCTCAACCATGATCACATGTGTCTTGTAATATAGGTCGAGGATCTGCTCAATCCGAACGACAGGCTGATCTGGCTGCAATTTGTTCAAAGGAACAACTGCAGCTTTTACTGTTTGCGCAAGATTCTCTGCGGCAGTGTGAGCGGAAATGGTCCACCCCGTCAATTGACACACTCGGTCAAGAGTGGCGTCATGAGAGGCAATAAACACCCCTTCGCTAGACTGAACCGTGGAGATCTCTAAGGCAGGCACCCCCCAATCAGCTGCAGAACGATATGCGTAAGCCGTCATCTCTGGATAGTTTTGACTGCCTCCGCGGTGCGCCATAAACCATGGTGCGTTCTTAGGATCAAGCCATTTGTCAACAGTCCAAACCGGATAAAGAACTTTGGGCGGAGCTACTGTGTGCTTAGTAGTTCCGTCAAAGTAAAACAAATCGCCGACGACGGTAGTACCATTGGCAAGTCGCATAAAACCGGCAAGTCCAAACCGAGCCGGAGGGGGTGGCGTAACAACAGCTTCTTCGGCTGGGTTAAACGAAACCATAGCGCCGTTGGGGCCGCCAGCTGATGTCCACAAAACGGTTAGCTGAGGCGTGTTAACCCCGGTGCTTTCGTGTGTGTACAATATAGCTTGTGTTCGAGAGTCTGTTGAGACTTCCGTTGACTGGTTTCGAGCTAATTCGGTCCAGCCGGTTGTGGTAGAACCAGCGGTTGGCCCAGAGTTGCCCGACGTGAGCTCATTACCAGCAAGGGCAATGGTCAGCCCAATATCAGTTGTTGTGATCGATGTAAAAGCAATACCCAGACCGCTTGCTGGAACGACATACGTCGGGTTGGCAGACTTAACGGGATTTGTTGCGTTTACGTTTCGAACAATGAACAGATATGCCATCTGTCGACCTTGACCCGTGGTGTACGTAAACGTGAAACTGCTAGGCAGAGTTTCGTTTGCAGTAACACGGCGGCCGGCAATACCCATCATTCTTTGGGAAGAAGGAATTGGTGCTTGCACCGGAGAGTACTTGGTAAAACCGTTTGCTTCGTAGTTCCAGTCAGCGTCGTTAGTCGTAGACTGTCCGCGAACAGCAAATACAATCAAGTCTCCGGCTTGATACCCGGTGGGAACAGCAAGGGTGACGGGCCGTTGCTGAACCGTACCACTTGTGCCCTTGGATATGACCCCGACAATGTATGGGCGCAGCATTATGTAGCTCTGCGGAAATACAGACCAGCGTTATAGCCAGTAGTTGGCTCTGGGTCGGACGGTGCAAGCACTGCAACAATGGTACCAGCAATACCGGCGTCGCCCTTTACTCCAGCAACCCCCTGAAGTCCAGTGTCACCCTTTAGACCAGTGGTTCCTTGGATTCCTTGGATACCCTGAAGCCCCGTGTCACCTTTTAGGCCAGCGGTTCCTTGAATACCCTGTAGACCAGTGTCACCCTTTAGTCCAGGGTCCCCTTTTAGTCCAGCGGTTCCCTGAATGCCCTGTAGACCAGTGTCACCCTTTAGGCCAGCCGTTCCCTGAAGTCCAGTGTCACCCTTTAGGCCAGCTGTTCCTTGAATGCCTTGGAGCCCCGTGTCACCCTTTAGGCCAGCGGTTCCCGGAAGGCCCTGAAGTCCAGTTAGACCACGGAGGCCGGCAACGCCGTCAGGTCCAATCAGACCAATGAGGCCCTGTATGCCGGCGGCCCCGTCAAGGCCTTTAATTCCGGCAATTCCATCGGTCCCGGCAGGACCTCGAATGTTTCCAACAAGTTCTTTTGCCATTAGACGTTCCTCCAAACATTACCGGTCACCGGGTCGAAGCCCAAAGCACCAAGGGGAGCCTCTGGCGGGAATTCACCGTTGACAAGTTCGTAAACAAGAACTGTGGGAACCGCGGGAAGGACTATGAGAGCTGCGCTGTGGTCATCGGCAACATTAAGTCGCCAAATAAGCTCCTCGATCTGTGACTTGATAGCCTCTAGAGCAAACGAAGATGTTGGCGGGTCAAAAAGCATCTTTACCCGAAGATAGATGTAGGTCTTCACATCGTTGATGTACATCTTGTTTCCGATAAACCGGTCCCAAGTGTCAGTACTATCCGTGATGAAAAAACCCTCAAGCGGTCCTACACCAGCCTGGAAAAGCGTGGAAAAGGCGGAGTTGATGTGTGTTGTAACATCAAGGTCAAATACGTCATATGACGAGTCCAACCCAATTAGTTTCTTTGTTGATTCCAGTATGCTGTCTTTAACAGCAGGCTCTGGTACTATAGCCATTAACTCCGCCTCCTCTGTGCTATTGGTTGTTTACTGGCAGGAATCGCACTGCAGGTCTTCCATGGGATCGACCGGAACAGCGTAGCTCTCTACGTTGGTTGTGCCAGCCATTACTCGTTACCCTCTTCGAGTGCGAGAAGGAACCCGGTCCAGGTCTCAGCGTCGAGGATGCCGGCGACGGCGGTTGCGGGGTCGTACCCACCAACCTCGGCCGAAAACTCCTGAATGCGGACACACAGGTCGTAGTCGGGAGCGTCCCCGAAATGCCCAACGGCCTCCTGAATTGCGTGAAGGCTGTAGTCACCCCAGTTGCCGTTGAGCTTGCCAGGGTAGTCCTTGAGGTTCTGCTGGATCTTGAGCTGAATATCTGCCGAGGGCAGGATGAAGGCCCAATCGTCGCCTCGAAGAGGGTACGTGATGAGGGTATCGACGACCTGCTCCTCAAACGAGGTGGAAGTCAGAACGGGAAGTTCTGGGGAAACGGACTGCGTGTCTTCTGAATCGTTGTACAACGACATTAGTATTCCTTTCTTACCACAGGTTGGTATCTCCTGGGGTTCGTGGCGCCCACGTGGGTGTGAGCATGGTTTTACCACCAAAATGGATGGCATTGTGGGTGTTATGTGTTACTGTAACCAGAAACTCTGGGTTGAGAATAATCGGATCGCCCAAAGAAACCTGATCCCGACTCATGGGATTCATGTGGTGGATGATGACCTTGTCAAAAATCTCATACCCTTCAATGCCCATGTCACAGCCTAGATCTCGAGCAATAACCCTTTGACGAACCTGTTTCCATTCATATGAACGGTAAAATACCTGGTTCATCCAGCGCTCTCCACCAAAAGTCCGATCGGCAACCTTACCCGCGAGGCTAAGATACTCAAACCGTTCGTCAAATGTATTGAGGCGACTTAGCTCCGAATATCGCAAGTCAGTCAAAGTTACCACCCTTATAGGACGTCATAGCAGCAATAGCCTCTTGCATGAGACCTCGAACGTCTTCACTAGCAGCCAACGAATCGGTGCGAGCGCGTAGCAACTGGCCTTCAAGTTCAAGTTTGGCTTTCTCAAGCTCATCTCTAGCTGTTCCTTGTTTCAGGAAATGTGTGAGGAGTTGAGAGGTAGCCTTGCCTGACAAGATCATGGTCTCTGCTGCGTCGAACGACATAGCAATCAGTTGATTGTTACGCTGTTCGGGTGTTACTGCCGGCGCACGCTTACGTGGTGCCGATTCTCCCGAATTTAACTGTCGAGCCACAGAGTCATCACCTCCTTTATTGGTTAGTACGTCCCTTCCGTCGATACTCGACCAAGCCCGGAATGTTTTGTGGTAGAGCGGTCAGTTCAATGTCCTCGAGGGCCGGTGTTGGGGTGTCGTTGTCGATTCCATACACATCGGATAGCGTGATCTGTTGACCAAGCCTTACCTTCTCGGCAATATCTCTCAAACGATCTTGAAGAATACGATTCTCTTCGGCAAGTTGCTCGACACGCTCTTCCCCGTCAACAACAAGCTTTCGTAGAATACGACGATCCTCCATAGAAAGAGTGGCGTCGGTATCGAACTTGGTGAGCTGTGTGCGAAGCGTGTCAATGACCGATTGAAGGTACTTACGGTCGCTGTTTACCTCATCAAGCCGCTCCGAAATCTTCTTGTAGGCGAAGTCAGCGCGAGCCAATTCGTCAGCAGGAGATTTGACCTTGCGCGAAATGAACGTACCAACCAAGGCAATAAACGCCACAATGATACTGACATAAGAGGTAAGGTTTAGAGCAATGTTTTGCGGTGTTGCTGGTGTTTGTCCTACGTCGACCGTAAGGCCAAGCGCCCCCAGTGTAAGGACAAGTATGGTGGTCATTAAATTGCCCTACTTTCTTGGGCTCTGGCTTTTCTCGAAGACTCGAGAATTGCAGGAATAAGAATTGCGAACCGAACGACCATGAACGAACACATGGTATATGCAAACCACACAAGAGCATACCGTAGGAACATACCTTCGGTAATAAGGAAACCTACTTGGATTGAGAAGAACTGGAGTGGTCCACCGGCCATTAGAATGGTGCCGACAAGCTCAACCCAAAGGCCCTTGTGTTGCCTTCGTGCGGAATAAGATCGTGTCATGAGCAAACCAACGACGGATACAATTGATCCAATAGCGGTAAGCAAACCCATGCGGAATACAAGGTCTAGATCGACGACCCCAGTGTAGTTGGTAGGCGGATATAGCATGATAGCATGCCCCCAGCCAATACCGAGAACAAGGAAAGCGTGAATCCACGCCCAGATCCGCAAGGATACTCGGGCTCGAATCCACGTAAGTGCGTTAATGATGTGGACCCCCTGTAGGTGTTTGATTTGTTGATTACCTCAAAAGGAATTCCCAAGACAGATACCGTCCGACAGGAACGACACCCTCTGAAAGGAGATTGGGCTGATGAACCCTTTTTGTTCGCCTTGGGAATTCCATTTGAACCAACCAACGTGGCAAAAATTGAATGATGTGTAAACGCAAGAAGTGTAGGCCTAAAACATTCGATGGTAATAGGCCTACACTTACTTGTTAGAGAGCTTTGAAGTTCTCGGCGTTGGCCCGCTGGAGTGCACCGATCATGATCGGCCCCAGCTGGTTGTTGCCCTTGTAGCCCCATCGCTTTGTCAGCCAAGTTACAACGCTTCCGCTGTAGTTCTTGTTGAGGAAGTTCTGGAACCCCTTCTGTGACTCGCCTTCCCAGCGGTTGTCAATCTCTGTCTTGCCGCCGTTTGCACGAGCGATCTTCTGGAGTCCTCGAACGTCGCCGATGCGGTTGACGTTCGATGCGTTGACGGGTGGGAAGCTTGCCGACGGTGCGGCGGGTGCGGCCGGAGCCGGTGCCGGGTTGCGCTCGGAGTAGTACTTGGCGTGAGCGGCCTGAGTGCCAGGTCCCCAGCGTCCATCGATTGCACCGGAGTAGCCATAGCTGCGAAGGAAGGTCTGGTAGCGCTTGTACGCCTCTTCAGTCGCGTCACCCTTGAGGCCGTCTGTGACGAGAGCCTTTTCACCGCGGGCCTGCTTGAGCCAGTTCTGCTCATTTTGAACTGTCTGGCTGAAACCGAGTGCGGTCTTTCCGCCGGCGACCGAGACGCGTCCAAAGAACTCGAAGTGGACCGGGTCGCCATCGGGAGCAACCTGCCGGTAGCCGTAGGCTTCACAGTAGTTGTTGAACCGATCGTAGTCCGGCGTGTCGATTGCGATGCCACCGTCGCGAACGTGGTTCGAGGTCTCGGCCGGCTGCGCGGGACGGAACAGGTACGGCGGACGGTTGTACTTGCCGCCACGGTTGTACCGATCGATCAAACCTTGCTGCTGAGCGACCAGTCGACGTGCCGAGTTGATGCGAATGATGCCGCGTTCGTCTTCGGCTCGTGCCAGAGCAGCTGCTGCGTCATCGCGCAGGCTGAATGCCGGGTGATGCTTGAGGATTGCCATCAGTTGTGTCTCCTTTACTTTGAGTTGTGT